TTGGTCAACTTGACACCGATGTACTCGGTGGACAAGGCACCGGCTTTGTTGTTGGGCAGAGTACGAGCACCGGCCAAGTTGTTGGCGTTCAAGGTTTCACAGGTTCGGCAACAGGATCAAACACAACAACTGGCAGCGCCCTTGGTGTTGTGGGTTTTGCTGGTAGTGCAACAGGATCAAACACAACAACTGGCAGCGCCCTTGGTGCGGTTGCTTTCGTTGGCAGTGTTGTTGGTTCATCGGCGTCAACTGGTTTGGTTGTTGGTGTTGAAGGCAACACGGGCAGCGTCACTGGCGTCAGTGTTTCCACTGGCACCGCCGATGGCACGCCTGCACTTGTCGGCATTGTTGACGGTGAAAGTGTTGGCCAAGGCGCTGGCGCTGGTAGTCCTGCACTTGGTGGCAATGTTGTTGGTGTTTCGGTTTCGACAGGTTCCGCATCCGGTTCACCTGATGGGCCACCGCCACCGCCACCGCCCGAGCCTGAGGTTCTCACTGGTCACCTGCCGTTTTTCCAATATGTGCCAAGACCGCAACCAATTCGGCCAAGACCGCAACAACCGCAACCCACAATGCACACAGGTGGCGCAAAAGGCAACACACAGACGTTTGCCACCGTGGTTGGTGCCTTAGGGTATGCCGGAAAAGTTAGCGGCTCACAGACGGTTTCAGGGCATTTTGCTGGCGTGCGTTATCCAAGTGACGAGCTGGTGGCGCGTTGGGCGCGTCAACTAATCGAGCATGAACTTTTGACATTGGAGTTGTTGTGATTACAAGCGGACAAGTTACTGTTGGAACAGCCACCCCCGTGCAGATTGACGGGTCAAGTGTCAACCCAATATATTTGACAGTTCACAACAATGACAACACCAAGGTTCTATATCTTGGCGGCACTGGTGTTTCCACAACTACTGGCTTGAAATTGTTGAAAGAGGAGACACTTCAATTCACACTGAATCCTGGTGAGGCACTTTATGCAATAAGCGCCAGCGGCAACCACGTTATCAGTTGGTTAAGGCAGACAGTCTGATGCCATATTTCATTACAGACAAAGCGGAAGGTTGCAGCGGTTGGGCAACCATCAAGGATGACGGTGAAGTGATCGGTTGCCACGAAACCAAGGCTGACGCCATTGCGCAAATGGTTGCTGTCAGTATTGCTGAGGATATGGAGCCGGGCGGCGAACGCGCACTGCCTGAGAACTACCGGCCAGCGTTGGCACTTGACGTTCCCGAAGGCCGTGCCTGTGGCAATTGCTTTTTCTATGATGAGACAAACATTCAAGGTGACAAGGCGTTTTGCACCCGCTGGGATGAATACGTCAGTGGCGCCTACTACTGCAACGCGTGGCAACCTGATGTTGAGGAACGCGCACCGGCGCCACCAGCGGATCAGATAACTGGCAGCGATCAAAACGAACCTGGCAGCGCAGCCGGAACTGGCGGTGACATTGAAGTCAGTGAAGCAACACGCACCGCATTGGAAAACAAAGTCACTGAACACAATGATGCAATGACTGCGCGAGATCGGCCAAGTTGGACGCGGGCCAGAGTCGGCACGTTGCTTGCCGTTTATCGCCGTGGCTCTGGCGCTTATAGCACCAGTCACCGACCTGGCGTTTCCCGTGCTGCATGGTCAATGGCTAGGGTCAACGCCTTCCTGTATTTGTTGCGCACTGGCCGTCCACAAAACTCTGCCTACATCACAGACAACGACCTACTGCCAGAGGATCACCCACGCAGCACCAAGAGAACCGCGCCAGCAATTATTGAGACACGGGCAACGCCGCCCAACTACATGCAGGCAGCGGCGGCGCGTGGTCTTGAGTTACGCCGTGAAGGTTTTGCCGGTGATGGTGTAACTGACAAGACTGTTCGGGAAGCGCGTGAAATGGCTGACGGCAACATCAGTGATGACAAGATCATCAGGGCGTTTGCATGGTCGCAGCGCCATGCCGTTGACTTGCGAGCACCAAAGAACAACGACCCCGATCACCCTGACTGGCCCGGTGCTGGCGCGGTGGCGCACTACTTGTGGGGCATCAACCCACTGAACCCAGGGCCTGCAATCAGGTTTCTAGAACGTGAATCAAACCGTTTGCAAGGAAGGACAACAATGAGTGACCTAGAGATCAGAACAATTGACACCGAGCCTTTGGAGTTGCGTGCAGCTGCTAACGGTGACGGCATGACCTTCATGGGTTATGCAGCGCGATACGACAGCCCGAGTTTACCCTTGCCTTTCACTGAGCGCATTGCCCCTGGTGCTTTCACGCGCACATTAAAGTCGCGTAACAACATCAAAATGTTTGTCAATCATTCTGACTTGCATGTGTTGGCGTCAACGCGGGCAAAGACCTTGCGCCTTGAGGATCGCGCTGATGGTTTGTTTGTTGAGGCCGACTTGCCTGATGTTACTTACGCTAACGACTTGCGGGTGCTAATGCAGCGCGGCGATGTCAACACAATGAGTTTCGGTTTTTCCACGGTGCGTGATTCATGGAGTGATAACGGCGCGGAGCGCACACTTCAGGAAGTCAGGTTGATAGAAGTAAGCGTGGTAACTTCCACAGCTGCATATCCACAAACTTCAGCATCCGTTCGCAATCTGCGACTCATTGCGCACCGTACCTCAACCGACTTTGATGCACTCACTGACGCCATTGCTGCGTTGGAACTTGGTGAGTTGTCAGATGATCAGGCAAGTTTGCTGCGCACTGTTGTTGATAGCGCCGCTGGCAAGCTTGAGGAAGTCCCCGCCGAGGCCAACGTGCCGATGGGGATTCTGATGAACAAATTGGATTTGATTGCAAAGCAACTCAACATCTGATTCATAGCAGTGAATAGAAAGCCCTGACCACACATTGAAACTGTCAGGCAACTGGGTGCGATTCCCAGCACTGCACTGCGCGCAAGGTCGGAGCCGACCAGCGCCACTGGGTAGCGGAGCCGCGCCCTTGTCATTCCTGCGACTTAATCAATTACACATAGGAGAATCATGTCTTACCTTGAGCGGCTTGTTGAAGCCCAGAACAAAGACCTGTATTCCGCACGGGCATATCTTGACCGTGCAGAGTCAGAAAAGCGTGAACTATCAGTTGAGGAGCGCACCGCATGGGATGCACTCAACAAAGAAATGGACAACCGTCAAGACCACATCAATGAGGTTCGGTCAGCCGAACAGCGTGACGCCAAAGTTGCAGAGGCAATGTCCTTTGCGCCAGAGGTTCGCACCGACTCAGTACGTTCCGATGTTCGCAGTGATTCAGACATTCTGCGTGCAATGGCTCGCGGCGAGATTCGGTCACACAAGTTTGAGCACCGTGCGCTTGATACCGACACTAGCACCAAAGGCCCAGAGACCGTTCCACAAGGATTCCTTGCAACGGTTCAAGCCAAGTTGCTCACCACCGGCCCAATGCTCAACGGCGCCGTTGTCAACCTGTTGAACACCAACAGCGGCAACGACATCAAGGTTCCTGTTGAGTCAACTCGCATGGCTGGCACAGCAGTTGCCGAGGGCGCGACCTTCGCAGCTTCTGATCCAACATTTGCCAACCTGACTCTGCGTTCACACAAGATTGGCACACTCGTTGTGGCATCGCGTGAACTTGTTGAGGATTCCGGCATTGACCTGCAAGCCTTCCTTGGCGCGCAGATTGGTGTTGCACTTGGAACCGCAGCCAACTCACTGTTGACTCTCGGAACCGGCACTGTTCAGCCGAACGGCATCGTAACGGCAGCTGGAACTGCTGGCAACCCTGCCGGTGGTACAGGGGTATCGGGCGCGTTTACGGCGGATAATCTCATCACACTCATGCACTCGGTTGACTCGCTGTACGCGGCTCAGCCAGGTGCGGGCTTCATGTGCAGCCGGGCCACGATGGGCAACGTTCGTCAACTCAAGGGTGCCGAAGGGTACTTGTTCCAAACATACTCAACAGAGGGAATGATCACGTCACTTCTCGGTTACCCCGTGTTTGAGAATCCTTTTGTTGCAGCAGTTGCGACCAGTGCCAAGAGCATACTTTTTGGAGATATCGGCGCATATTTGACTAGGGTCGTTGGCGGTATTGAAATAACGCGTTCAGACGAGGCGTTCTTCCTTTCCGACCAAATCGCATGGCGCGCAACCATTCGCCTTGACGGTGACCTCGGTGGCGGCGGCGTTGACGCTGTGAAGGTATTCCGTGGCGGCACTGCCTAGGCAGTAACTCACGGACTAATTGTGTGGGAGGTCGGGGCGCAGGACTGGCCTCCCACACTTCACCCCTGCAAATCCTGCGCAACCTGCGAATGGAGACCCCTGTGAATAATCCAATGGCTTTGTTGTGGCACAGCAATGCACCTTGGTGTGGTACTGGCTACGGTACGCAAACGGCGCAAGTTGTTGAGCGTATGAAACGAGACGGTCACGCGATTGCTGTCAATTCAAACTATGGATTGCAAGGCATGCGTACCGAGTGGAATGACATCCCGATATTTCCAATGGGCATTGAGGCTTATTCCAACGACACCGTGCGTGCAAACTTTGCACAATGGAAACGCGAAAACCCTGACCTACCTGCCCACGTTGTCTGTCTGTTTGATGCGTGGACAATGCCTGAGGCAATGTGGAAAGACGTGCCAACAAGTGTGTGGACAATGGTCGATCATCAGCCACTACCTCCCAAAGTTTTGGAAGTCTTACAACGCCCGAACTTCACGCCGATTGCGGTGACCAAGTTTGGATTAGATCAAATGGAGCGCGCCGGCTTGGAGTGCATCTATATCCCCATGG